ACATCATAACCCACTGCATAGCTTTGGGTCGGACAGTCCAACCATCACAGGAGATAAACGATGGCACTAACAGAAGAAACAGTACAAGACAAAATAGAGATCGTAGGCGACTTCAAGCACGTTCAGGTGCGTACAGCCACGGTCATCAAGCGTGACGGTGTAGAGATCAGCCGATCCTTCTCACGCCATGTAGTCGCACCTAATGCAGACATCACAGGTGAAAGCTCACAGGTTCAAGCCATTTGTGCGGCAGTACACACACAAGCGGTTAAGGATGCTTATGCTGCACATATAGCAGCACAAGAGGTATAAAACATGTCAGGCTATATCGGTACAATACCCACGCCACAGGCAACGCAGACACGGGATAGCTTTACTTGCACGGCAGGTCAGACTAGCTTTGCTACTGGCGGCTACACTCCACAGTTTTTGGACGTGTATCTCAACGGTGTCTTTTTATCTAACGGCACAGACTATACGGCGGCTAACGGGTCAGATGTAATCCTAACATCAGGAGCAGCATCAGGGGATGTCCTTGAGGTTGTAGCTTACTCTACATTTGAGGTCGCCAACGTATCAGGCGGCGGCATGTTCAAGGGAGACAATGGCACAGTAGGCTCTCGTGCGGGTGATATTTTTCGCATTAACGAACAGACGTTAAATACAAACGTAACAATCGACGCAGACGAGAATGCAAGCGCAACTGGCCCATTGACCATAGCCACGGGTGTGACGCTAACAGTCAACGGTAATTTAACGGTGGTATAAATGGCAGGTACATTAACAGTACAAAACTTACAAGGCCCGTCTAGTGGGGCTAATGCAAATAAGGTTATTATCCCGTCTGGGCAAACGTTGGATGCATCTGGTGGGACGTTGGTGCCAAGTGCTGGGCAGGTTGTGCAAGTAAAGTTAAACACACACACCTCATTTGACAGTACGGCAAACGCTTGGACTGATGTAGTCACACAAACTATAACGCCGAAGTATGACAACAGCCTAATCATCGTGCGCTATACAGGGCAGTTGTATAAATATAATACCGTTAGTTTCCCTAACAGTGACAGTAGGATTACGCATGATCAAGGTGGAGCTTATTCAGAGATCGTGAAGCATTATTACATCACCTATCACGACACAGCTGCGTACATGTACAGCTTGTCAATGTCAGCGAGATTTACGGTATCCAACACAAACGAATATACAATTCGTATGCAAATAGACCCGAAAACATACCGCACATTTATCTACGCTGACAGTAATCTCTTGACGATAGAGGAGTACAAACAATGAGTACACTCTACGTTGATAATCTCCAGCCCAACTTGGGTAGCCGTGTCATGGCGGCAGGGCATGTGGTGCAGGTGGTGCAAGCTACATCTACCACAAATCTTACAGTATCATCAGGAGGTGGCGGGGCTACTTGGAATGATGCTGGTGCAACGGTTACAATTACACCTACTGTAGCAAGTAGTAAGGTGCTTGTGTTGAATAGTGGTGCAGGAATATTTGAAGCTACGGTTTCGGGTTCTTGTGGCTGTCGGGTACTTAGAAACATCAACGGTGCGGGTTGGAATGTTGTTAGTCAACGGGCAAGGCAAGGTTATAGCACAGTCTTTGGTGGCTATCTGCCGATTAATTGGGATTATAACTACCTAGATAGCCCGAATACCACATCATCAGTGCAATACAAGATACAGATCAACATGGAAGCGAGTGGTAACATTCGTTACAATTCTGATGACGGCAGCTACAACCCTACAACAAGTGAAAGTAGCCTGATTGTAATGGAGATCGCACAATGACCAGCATAATCAAAGTCGATCAAATCCAGAATGCGGCGGGCGTCGGAGGGCTGACCATTGATGATGATGGATATGTAAAAAGACCATTGCTACCACGATGGAAAGCACGTTCTGGCCCCGTGACAACGGCTGGTTATTTTGGTAATGCTTATATTGGTTGTAGAGTTGAGAGTGACCCTACAGGTAATTACAGCACAGCAAATTTAAATTTCACCTGCCCTGTTGCTGGGACGTATGCGGTTTTTGGACAATCCTTAAACTACAATAATGTCACAAGCGAAATACGTCTTCATGTAAACGGTTCTTCAACTGCAATACTTAATGGTTACACCTACACAGAGGGGGCTTCTATTGGCAACACCACTATCAACTTTATGACATATGTCGAAAATGTGAATGTCGGTGACACTTTGGCAATTTTCTGTTCTGGAACGAATGCTTGGTACAGTAACGGAGACGATGGATATAACTTTTGGGGCGGCTACTTTATAGGATAACACAATGACAACAATAGCAAACGCACTTAGCGAATTGGGCATCACAGAGTGGGTACTCCGTGGCGAACCAACAACAGAAGCGGAGTTCAACGAGATGTTCCGCAAGGTCACTGGCAGTGATGCCAATGGCACAGCAATCGAAAGCGCAGACCATGATGTTGCTTGGGCAACTGTATCAGCTAAGAAAGATGAACTGGTCGCCGCTGAACCCATGCGCCTATTACGTGTAGAACGTGATCGCAAACTGGCTGAGACTGATTGGTGGGCCGTGGCAGATCGCACAATGACGTCTGAGCAAACTGCCTACAGACAAGCATTGCGTGATATAACGACAAGCGCCACGTCTTTGGATGATGTCGTTTGGCCTACAAAACCGTGAGGTAACAAATGAGTAAGGCACGACAGTTAGCAGACTTGGGTAACGTCTATGACGATGGTGCCTTGTCAAACAGAAATATGGTGATTAATGGTGGATTTCAAGTAGCCCAAAGAGGAACAACAGGATTAGGTTCGACAACTACAACAGCATATACCTTAGATAGATGGTTTGCTTATCGTGGTAGTGTAAGTCAACAGTTTGATTCTACAACTGGAAAATATGCACTTAGATGGACATACTCTTCCTCTAACAATACCACTAGCAACTTTATATCTCAAAATATTGAAGATATAAACTGTATGCACACGAGAGGGCAGAATGTAACTTTGTCTTTTCAAGTTAGAGTAAATGCAAATACTTGGGGTGCAACTGATTTTGGTTATGATATTATTCAAGAAACGACTGCAAATAGAAACCCTAATGCCTTTTCCCAATCAATTTCAAATAAAGTTGCAGCATCAACATCGTGGCAAACAGTAACTAAAACTGTAACGGTTGGTGCAACTACAACAAACTTATGTATAACTTTTGGAAGAGACAACTCAACCAATGTAAATAATGATTGGTTTGAAATTAGAGATGTGCAACTAGAAATTGGCGACACAGCCACCCCGTTCGAGCATCGGTCATACGGGGATGAACTGGCGAGGTGCCAGAGGTATTATCAAATTTGGGGTGCCAAAGGAAAAGATTATCACGCAAAGCCGATGTGGATTTATAATAGTACTCAAGCAGCAACAACCATTGATTTACCTCAAGAAATGAGGGCTACTCCCTCATTTTCCGTAGTGGGAAATGTCCAAAATAGTAGTGGGGGATCAGTAGGCGTATCAGCTTGGGCGTTATACTATGCAGGGGCTTGGGTAGGATGTAGTGCTCTAGAAGCTGGCACTGCCTCTCCAACTTCCTTCCGATTGGATGCAGATGCATTTAATTCTATAACGAGCGGTGGGGCGTGTGGTTTGTATGGTGGGACAGATTGCTACATTACGCTTGATTCGGAGTTATGATATGAAGATAACATCAGCACAATATAAGAATGATCAATTCGGTAACAGTGACAGTATTACTGCAATTATAGATGGAACTAAACATATCGTCCCCCTAGACCCAGCAAACCGCCACTACAGTGAAATCATGCGTCAAGTTGAGGCTGGGACGCTTGTGATACAAGAGGCTGATTAGCTTACAATATTAACTTATTAGGAATAATTAAGTGCTAGGTTTTAGTCCCTTATCAGCAGTACCTTTATCGTCTACTCCTATAAGTGAGGACGTATTAGTTACACTAAGCTCTGTATTTGCTACAGGTAGTGTTGGGACTTTAACTTTAAATATTAAACAACCTGTTTCTGGTGTATTTGCTACTGGTCACATAAACATAGTAGAGGATAGACCAACAGAGGTTCTTGGTAGTGTATCTGCTACTGGGGCTGTTAGTACCCTAATTCTACATACTACTGCAGGTATTTCTTCTGTAGCTCTTATCGGCACAATAGAGCCTGTAGCTGCAGGTGGCTTTGAGATAGATATATCTGAACGTTTGGGTTCAGTAAGCTCTGCAGGTTCTGTTTCTGCAGTCCAACCTAATACAGCAGCAGGTGTTCTTGGTGTTACAGCTACAGGTAATATAGGATCTCTGGCGCTAAGTAATGCATTTACTATTTCTGGTGTAAGTGCTACAGGATTTGTTAATACTGTAGAGGAAAAACCAACAGAAGCTCTACTTAGCGTATCTGCACAAGGTTATATTAATACTGTACAAGTAAATATTGCAGAAGTACTAAGTAGTGTAACGGCTACAGGTTCTAATAATACAGTTAAAGCAAACACTTCTGCTGGTCTTACTGGTGTAGAAGCTGTAGGTATAGTCAATATTGTTGAAGAAAAACCTACAGAAGTATTACAAAGTGTATCTGCTACGGTATTGGTAAGTGCAGTACAGCCCAATATTACTGTACCTGTATCCGTAAACGGCTTGGTAATATCTATTGGAACTGTATCTGCCACAGGTGTTACATTTGATTACAGTCCTTATGCAGAGCTATATGATAGGAACAGAGCATTTACAGTTGTGGCTAACTCCAATAGATCTACAGTAGTCATAGCTGAACAAAATAGAACTATTACTGTTGTACCTCAGTATAATAATACACAGACTGTACGAATAGCAGCTTAAAGGAATAACTATGTCATACAAATGGCCTGATAAAGATAAGGATGAAATCTTAGACTATAGCATTGACTGGTCACGATTTCTTGATACAGATACTATTTCTGCAGTTACTTGGTATATTGATGATGCAGATGATGTTAAGACTCAAGTATCAGCTACAGATGTAGTAAATGGCTTGCAGTTTGTTCAAGGTACTAATACTTCTACGGTAGCTACTATCCGTTTATCTCTTGGTACAAATAACATTCGTTATAAAATTACTTGTCGTATTACTACAGCAGGTGCACTTCAGTATGAACGTTCTGTATTCTTACGTATTCGGGAGAAATAAATGGCTTACGATTTTCTTGGTCTTGTTAATGAAGTAAACAGACGACTCAATGAAGTTGAGCTTACCTCTGCTAACTTTGCAAGTGCCAGTGGTTATTATAATTTAAGTAAAGATGCTGTTAATGCTTCTATTAGACATATACACCAAGAAGAGTTTGAATGGCCTTGGAACCATGTAGAAGAGACAGAAGTTCTAACTCCAGGTGAAGTACGTTATAGTATGCCTTACGATGCTAAGACAGTTAATTTTAATACCTTTCGTATTAAACGTGATGATGATCTAAACGTAGAAACAAAAAGGTTAAAAATACTTTCTTATGAAGAATACCTTGACAAACATGCAGATTATGAGTATAACTCTAGTACTGGTATAAGAACAATTCCTACACACGTTACAAGAGCACCAAGCAGAGAGATTATATTTACTCCTGTACCAGATAAAGCTTACGAAGTTATCTATGAATATTTTACAGTTGGTGTAGATATGTTATTATCTACAGATGTACCAACAATCCCTCAAGAATACAAACATATTATTGTTGATGGAGCTATGTATTATGTTTATATATTTAGAGGTGACACTCAGGCTGCACAACTCTCTGAGCAAAAATTTGTTGCAGGTATTAAATACATGAGAAGCCTTAATATAAACAGAACAGAATATATTAGAGATACAAGAGTACACTACTAATGGCTACACAGTGGCAAACATTTCCTATTGAGTTTAGAGGTGGATTGATTTCTAATCTTTCTGCTTTACAGCAAGGTACAAATGCTGTAGGGTCTGCCACTATTCTTCAAAACATGGAGCCTAACAAAGAAGGTGGCTACACTAAGATCAGAGGTTTTGAAAAGTACAGTACTACAACTGTCCCTGGTTCTGGCCCTATACTAGCTCTAAAAGTAATTAGCTCTGGTCGTATTGTTACAGCACGTAAGAACGCTTCTAATTTTACTCAGTATTATTATGGAACAGGAACTACGTGGACTAGCATGGCTACTAGTGCTGGTACTAACGGTGGTAAAGCCAGACACGTACTTTATAACTTAGATGGTGACGACAAAGTTATTTTTGTAGACGGTACTAACTACCCTGCAATATATAATACGTCAGGTAATACTACTACCTTTATGACTTCTGCTAACAGCACTGACGTACAGGGTGCAGAACATGTAGCAGTCTTTAAGAATACAGCTTTTTATTCTAAGGGTAGTGATTTATTTTTTACTGCACCTTTTACAGTAGATGATTTTAGTGTGGCTAATGGTGCTGGTTCTATAAATGTAGCAAATGATATTACAGGTCTGTCAATCTTTCGTGATCAACTTATTATATTTACACAAGACAGTATAAAAAGACTCACAGGAAATAGTTCAGCAGACTTTATAATCTCACCAATTACAGATCGTATTGGTTGTATTAATGGAG